GCAATCAATGATGGATTTGATACTTTTATACCACATGAATACGATGAGCTAGAATGTTACTTTGGTAATATCGATGTTCGTCATCATGCTATTAGATTAAATCAAAAGGTAGAAGATTTAGCTGATAGATATATAGAAGAAGCATCAAAGTACAAAGCAAAGATATATGAATTGCTTCCAATAGAATGTCCATCAAGAAGAATACCACAATCAGGCTTTTATAAAGGACAACCATTCTATGGTTCTTGGTCAGAAAGAAACGATTTTAGAAATCAATTTAACAATTATATAGAAAAAGAATATGGCATTATAAGATGGACACAGCATTTATATAATGAACAAGGTCAACTTGATTTTAAGTATATGGAGAAACCACAGTCAATTCATTTATCAAGAGAGTTTTATCCATATTGGAATGGAATGGAAACAAATAGTTTAGAGGAGTTTTTTGCATGAGTTATGCAAGTATAGTACCATTAATAGGTGGAGAAACAATAGCAATGGAAAATGTCTTTGGAGAAAAACCAAAGTATTTTCTGACGTTCGAAGGCTTTCAAGACAACGAATCTCATCTTAGGGAATATTATAACAATAAAGTCCCGTATTTGAATCTCTCAGAGGGAGCGAGCTACACAGAAAAAGTTAATGTGATTAATACTGTATGTCCATGTGCAGGGCTTAGTTCACTTAGTCCATCAGCAGCAAGTAATAATCCTATGAATGATTGGATGTATAAATCAGCTGAATATGTATTAAGTGAATGTCAACCAGATGTTTTTTGGGGAGAGAATGCTCCAAGGTTAGCGAGTAAGATGGGAGAACCCGTTGTAAGAAGATTGAGGAAGATAGGAGAAGATAATGGCTATACATTTAGTATCTTTAAAACAAAATCAATATTACACGGTTTAAGCCAAGTAAGAGATAGAACATTTTATTTCTTTTGGAAAGGAGATGAAGTACCATTATTTGATTATGTACTAGAAAAACCATCAATGATTGCTGATGATATAAGAGCTGTAGAAAGAAGAGATGATGACCCAATGAGTCAAATATTATGCAATGATAAGACTCCTTCTGAAGAGCCATATTATAAATATGTATTACAGGAGTTGGAAGGCGGTATCACACATCAAGAGTTTCAAAAGAAAATAGAAAAGACAACTAATCCAATGGATTATATCGAAGAAAGAACAACTTATAAAGAAGTTGCAAAATGGATGCGTGAAAACGGATATGATAATGTAGCAAGTAAATGCGATAGACAATATCATAAACTGAAAGCTGGCGGTAATATAATGAGAAAAACAACTGAAGTTCCTAAAGATAAAATAGGAGCTTTTGTCGGTCATATGCCTACGTGTTTAACACATCCCGATGAAGATAGATATTTAACAGTAAGAGAAGCTCTATCTTTAATGAAACTACCAGAGGACTTTATATTACTTAATCCTAAAAGGTCATTGAATCATATTTGTCAAAATGTACCAGTGACTACAGCTGAACATCCAGCAAGAATGGTTAAAGAATATTTAGCTGGTAATTTGGAAACTGTTGATACAAAGTTCTTAGTTCAAGACAATAAAAAAAGAACCTATGAATATGAAAAAAACAGTTTACAATTGACTGATTTTATGATATAATATACTTATGATTTTTAATAATAGGAGTGAATATGCCAAGTATTGATTTAAGGCCAAGGCCAAATCGAAACAAACGAGATAAGCGACCACAAAGAGAAATGCCCTTTGATATTGCTTTAAGAAAATTTAAAAAGGCCTGTGAGAAAGCAGGTATTGTACAAGAAGTACGAAAAAGAGAGTTCTATGAAAAACCTACTGCTAAAAGAAAAAGAAAAAAAGCTGAAGCAGTTTCAAGGTCTCGTAAATTACAACGCATGAATGATGCATATAACAGGCCATCAAAAGCCAGGAGAAGATAATATGTCTATAATGGATAAATTAAAAAAGAATAGTAAAGTAAAAGAAACTGCTATACTATCTAAGTCGGTTCTTTTCGCAGAAAAGGATATTATTACAACAGAAGTACCAATGGTTAATGTTGCATTGTCAGGCGATATTGATGGAGGACTTACATCAGGACTTACAGTTCTGGCTGGTCCATCTAAACATTTTAAAACTTCATTTGCTTTGCTGATGGGAGCAGCTTATCTCAAGCAACATGAAGATGCAGTAATGCTCTTTTATGATTCAGAGTTTGGGTCACCTCAATCTTATTTCGAATCATTTGGTATTGATACCTCAAGAGTATTACATACACCAATTACTGATGTCGAACAATTAAAGTTTGACTTGGTTGGTCAACTCGAAAATATCGAAAGAGGCGATAAGGTCATCGTTGTTATTGATTCTATTGGTAACCTTGCTTCTAAGAAAGAGTTGGAAGATGCTCTTAATGAAAAATCAGTTGCTGATATGACAAGAGCTAAAGCATTAAAGGGATTATTCAGAATGGTCACTCCTTATCTTACTATGAAGAATATCCCTTTACTTGCTGTTAACCACACTTATCAAGAAATTGGATTATTTCCTAAAGCAGTTGTTTCAGGCGGTACAGGTATCTATTACTCAGCTGATAACATTTGGATTATTGGAAGACAACAAGATAAAAAAGGTACAGAGATTCAAGGGTATCACTTTGTAATCAATGTAGAGAAATCAAGGTTTGTAAAAGAAAAATCTAAAGTGCCAATCTCAGTATCATGGGAAGGTGGTATCGAACAATACAGTGGTTTGTTAACAGTTGCAATGGCAGGTGGATATGTAACAAAACCAAATGTTGGTTGGTATGCTTCTGTTGATATGAAGACAGGCGAAATACTAGAGCCAAAAGTAAGAGAAAAAGATACTTTACAGAAAAAGTTCTGGGAACCAATCTTTAAAAATACAGACTTTAAAGAATTTGTCAAAACATATTATTCAATTGGACATAGACCAATGATTGATATTGACCTTGACATTGAAATAGAAGAATAATGTATAACGTTAGTGAAAAAGATTACTCAATCGTAGAACACGATAATAGCGCTTTTTATGGTGTAAAGTTAAAGACTGGAACATGGAAAGACGTAACAGTAATATATGGACAAGTAGGAATTAAAGAAGATGAAAATTTAGATATGGCTACACTTAGTTTTAATTTTACTGTTCAAGACCCAGCTGATTTTAACATTGATGAATTGAATAAAGATGAATCATTTAAAAATTACCTAGGCTCTGTATTACAATATATAATAACAGATAGTTTAGAAAATGGAGGACATATTGGAAAATCAATTACCGACACACATACTGAATCATCTTCTACATAACGAAGAATTTTGTAGAAGAGTAGTACCATATTTAAAGAATGAATATTTTGAAGGTACTCATAAAACGGTATTCGATTTAATTGTACAATTTGTAAGCAAACACAATAAACTGCCAACTTCTAAAGTTCTTAATCTTGAACTTAAAAAGGTCCATGCACCAGAAGATGTACTTAATAATGCTCAAATATTAATTAATGAAATTAAAGAAAAATCAGACATTGATACTGATTATTTAATAACTGAAGCAGAAAAATGGTGTAAAGAAAGAGCAGTTTATAATGCTATAATGGATTCAATACAAATCATTGATAAGAAAGATGCTACAAGAAGTGAAGGTGCTATACCTGAAATACTTTCTGAAGCTCTTGGTGTTTCATTTGACCAAAAAATAGGTCATGATTATATTGACAATAGCGATGAAAGGTTTGACTTTTATAATCGTAAAGAAGATAGAATACCATTTGATTTAGATTATTTTAATAAAATAACAAAAGGTGGTCTACCTAATAAGACACTTAACATAGCCCTTGCCGGTACCGGTGTGGGTAAGTCATTATTTATGTGTCATTGCGCAGCATCAGTCCTTAATCAAGGAAAGAATGTTTTGTATGTGACTATGGAAATGGCTGAAGAAAGAATTGCAGAAAGAATCGATGCGAATCTCATGAACTTACCAATTGAATCTCTTGGGTCTTTATCTAAGAATGTATTTGATGATAAGATTGGAAAGATAGCAAAAGCATCAGTAGGTAAACTTATTGTTAAGGAATATCCTACAGGTTCTGCTCATACAGGTCATTTCAGAGCTCTACTTAACGAGCTTAAGCTTAAAAAGAACTTTAAGCCTGATATGATATATATTGACTATTTAAATATTTGTGCCTCAAGTCGCATGCGTGGTATGGGTGGAAGTATAAATAGTTATACATATATAAAAGCTATAGCTGAGGAACTCCGAGGCTTAGCAGTAGAATTCAATGTACCGATAGTATCGGCAACTCAGACTACAAGGTCTGGTTTCAGTAATACTGATGTTGGTCTAGAGGATACATCTGAATCATTTGGTTTACCAGCAACGGCTGATTTAATGTTTGCTCTTATATCAACAGAGGAACTTGAAGAATTAGGTCAATTGCTCGTAAAACAATTGAAAAATAGATATAACGACCCAACCAAATACAAGAGATTTGTAGTTGGTGTGGACCGTTCCCGCATGAAACTATATGATGTAGAGGAATCGGCGCAATCAGACATCATGACAGAAATGGTGCCAGATAAACCGATAAACAAGTTTGGTGAAAGAGAAAGTAATGACTCTTTTGCTGACTTTAAACTTTAATAGGAGAAAATATATGAATATGTTAAATACAGCAAAAGCATGGTTAATGGACCGATGGAGCGAAAGAACTTCATGGGACGGCGGACTTATAGTTGGCCTTTCATTATCTTACCTACTACTAGGTGGCTTAGTTGACATAGTAGCTTGGGTAGCCCTTGCTTACGGTGTATACACTTTTATAGCAAAAGAAGTATAACACTCCTTTATTATTGACATTATCATGGGGGAGCTTTTGCTCCCCTTTTCTTTAAAGGTGATAAGAGTGCGAACTTTTTTCACTTTTTTTCACAAAAATCGTTTACATTTGCTAAAAAGTATGTTATAATATATTATATTTAAAAATAAGATAAGGAGTTAAATATGACATCATTACAAAAAATACAAAAAGAAGTCCAAGCTATGAGCACAGGTTCAATTCTAAGAGAATTGGAAGGTGGCATGAGACCAGGACTTTGTGAATCATTCGATATGAGAGTGGCTTTCACTGATAGAAATAAAGTGATTGACCAGCTAGTAGAGAAAAGAAGTCAAGACCTTCATATGAAAACTGTACTAGAACTTAAAACAGGAGTAAGAGTATGAAAAACGTAATACAATTTCCTGTATCAGATAAAATGAAAAAAATAGCTAATGCTAAACATAAGCAAAATGCTAGAGATGAAATTAAAAGATTAACAGCTTTAAGGAGAAAATAATGATATTATCACTTACACATATTGCTACAAACATACCTGTAGAAATTGAATTGGATTTAGTAGAACTAGCTTGGGCTAAAGATAAAAATCCAGAAACTATTAATCAATCATGGGATAAACTTTGTGAGTCTGTACTTGCAAGAACTGGTCACGATATACCAGGTCAATTTTTCCTTGAATCACTAGGCGGGAGGCCAATACACTAATGAGACAATCAACAAGTTATGTAGGAACATTTTATACAGGTAGTGCTGGTGATATGTTAGAAATCGAAACAATTAGAAAATCAGTCAAAGCTATCAATGCTAGTGCAAGAAGTAGATATAAAAATAGAAAACAATATTTAGAATGGATAGGTTCAGATAATGAGCCTGAGAGTCCTGTGTTATATTATGTTAAATGCCAAGCAAGAGGTCCTCGCACTAAGCATGCTAGAGCTGATGGTAAATATGCTAGGGCTTATGACCAGTCTCTTCCTCTTAGACATGCCGAAAGACTTGATGTCTATATCTACGAAAGATAATGGAATACTTAATTTTTGCAGCAATTATATCATTTTGTGCTTATCAAAGCTGGCAGCTTGGCGTAAGAGAAGGTGCTGAAAGAACTGTAAAAAAACTACATCAAGAAAAAATTATTAGTGTCGCTGTTAATGGCGACATTAAGCCTAACCCATTTTATATCAAAAAGAAAACTGAGTCATAAACTATTATAAATAGTTCTATGAAACGGTTTAAGTCATACATTCAAGAACAATTACAATTCACTATGTTAACACATAGTGATTTAACGAAGTATCTTAAAAAAGGCAATTCAGCTAGACTTGACACATTCCTAGATAAAATTAAAAACAAAAAAGAATTCTTAACTACTAAAGGCGAAGTTGTCATTAAAGACCCTGCACCTGATAAAGAAGAATTTAGCAAACCAGGATTTAAGTTTACCTTCAATACTACTGGTGGTAATGTACAATATCCTGGAGATTTTTTAAAGACGCCAGAATTTGGTGGTAAAGGAAAAGGATTTGGTACAGCTGCTGAAGATAGATATTTAGCCTCATTTAGAACTGAACTAGAAAGAGTCATGGATGAACAAGAAGACGGAGCTCTTGATATGTTAGTCGGTGGTAGGAAAGTAGTAGTATCTGGCGTTGGACAACCAAAAGGAACTCCAAAAGCTGATTTCTTTTTACTAGACGATATGGGAGAACAAACTGCATGGTTATCTCATAAGGCTGGCTCTAAATCAAATGACTTTCAGCAATATGGCGGATTGACAGCTCGTGGAACAAAGGGCGTATTTGAAAGAAGTAAACAAGTAAACGCATTTATTGCTACATTAAAAGAACTATTCCCTGATGGCATGAAAAGTGGAGATTCTGTAAAAAGAGATATCGACTTAGATAGAGACGGAAAAGATATAGTACGTAAATCAATATATGGAATAGATTACGGCGGAAAGCCTGGTCTCAATAATATTGATGAATTCCATCAAGGAGAAATGAAACTAAATAAAAGCGGTAAATATTGGACTATAAAATCTAATCATCAAGCTGAAAATGGGTTTATACCAAGAGATGATTATAAAGCTATTTTCTATGCAAGATACTCAAGTGACATGAATCATTTTGGTATCCAAAGTTGTAGAGTTGGAGTATTTACTTCAACAAGACCAGCAAAGAAAACAAAATTTGTATAGTTTACATTTACTAAAATATATGGTATAATACAATTATGAAAACTTTAAAAGCATACTTATCAGAAGCCGCAGGTAAGAATACTCATATGACACATATTGAGGACCTTATCATTGACGGCGGAGTTAAGGGGGCTCGCCAAGCAATCCTAGCGCTCAGGTCAATGAGGGATATGTTGAGCGGTAATGCAAAAGCACCAATAGACATTACTGTCAAGTGGGACGGAGCCCCCGCCGTTTTTGCTGGTGAAGACCCAAGAGATGGTAAATTCTTTGTAGCAAAAAAAGGAATATTCAATCAAAATCCAAAAGTTTATAAAAGTCATGCAGATATCGATGCTGATACATCTGGTGATTTAAGTAAAAAATTAAAACTAGCTTTTGATAATTTAAAAGACCTTGGCATTAAAGATGTGATACAAGGCGATTTTATGTTTGACCAAAGCGATTTAAAAAAGGAGAATATAAATGGAGTTGGACATATTACTTTCCATCCTAATACTATCCTCTATGCTGTACCTCTCAATACGAAATTAGCAAAAGAGATACAAAGAGCAAAGATTGGTATTATATGGCATACATCTTACAGTGGTAAATCATTTGAAACTATGAAAGCTGAATTTGGTAGAGATATTGTAGGTAAGCTTAAAAAATCAAATGACGTTTGGATGGACGACGCAACATTAAAAGATGTAAGTGGGACAGCAACACTTACACGCTCAGAAACAGATATGTTAAATTCTAACTTATCTAATGCCGGTAGAATATTTCAAAAAATATCATCAAATTCTTTAAAAGAAATAGAAGATAATAAAGAACTTAATCTTATTGTAAATATTTACAATAATAGGAAAGTAAGGGAAGGACAAAGAATAACAAATACTAAATCTCATGCAAAAGGTTTAATTATGTTTGTACAAGATAGATATGCCAAAGCAATCGACAAAAGAAGCTCAGAGGCAGGTAAACAAGCACAAATAGATAAAAGAGATGAGTTATTAAAGTTTTTTAATAAAGATAACTTAGACCAATTAAAATTAATATTTGATTTACATAATTATGTGACAGATAGCAAATTAATTATTATAAATAAACTAAACGAACTCAGTAATATGGGAACGTTTGTAAAAACTAAATCCGGATTTAAAGTCACCGGCGTTGAAGGCTTTGTGGCTATTGATCGAATGGAAGGTGGTGCTGTCAAATTAGTAGATAGATTAGAATTTTCTACTAACAACTTCAGCAAAGATATTATTAAAGGCTGGGATAATACAGGCTAATGGGAACCGAGGATATAAATGTCGATAAAATCGTTCAGTGATTATTTAACTGAAAATACAAAAGAAATAACGTTTGTTTTTGGTAGGTTTAATCCACCTACTATAGGCCATGAGAAACTATTTGATGCGTTAAAGAAACAATCGCGTGGCGGTAATTATAGAATCTATGCATCTCATTCGAATGATGCTAAAAAGAACCCATTAATATTTAAAGATAAAATAAAATTTTTACGTAAAATGTTTCCTAAACATGCTCGTAATATAATGTCTGATAAAGATGTTCGTACAGTACTCGATATAGCAGTGAAATTGTACGACCAAGGATTTACCAAAGTATCAATGGTTGCAGGTAGTGACCGTGTAAGAGAGTTTGATGTATTATTAAACAAATACAATGGTAAAGAAGCTAGGCACGGCTTTTATAATTTTGAAGGTGCTATTAACATTGTAAGCGCAGGTGAAAGAGACCCAGACTCTGATGGAGCAACTGGAATGTCTGCCACTAAAATGCGTATGACCGCTCAACAAAATGACTTAGCTGGTTTCGCTAAAGGCGTACCAGCTGAGTTTGATGCTAAAGACTTATTTAATGCTGTAAGAAAAGGCATGGGTCTAAAATTAGAAAATACTTTTAGACAACATGTTGATTTACCAGTAGTATCTCAAAGAAGAGAAGAATATGTCGGTGGAGAATTATTTAAAGAAGGCGATATTGTAAATATAAAAGAAGAAAATGTTAGTGGCGAAATCGTAGTTTGTGGTACTAATTATGTAATAGTAGAATCAGAACTAGGTAAAAAGAGATATTGGTTAGATGCTATTGAATTATCTGAAGAGCATGGAGCTGGAGATTGGGGAACTGATAAAGGTGTAAAAAGATATATTGATGATACACCATTTATGAAACAAGAAGTTGCAGCTCATTTAAAAAGCTTTATGGATATTAAAGAAAGAGAAGATAGTGATATTGGTCATAAAAAAGGTTCACAGCCAGCTAA